TGATCCGGTTATGTGCGGATAGGGGTATCACACCCAAGACAGCTACTTATGCGGTACTGGAATTAGAGACGGATGTGGAGGTACCGGTCGGAACACGGTTTACCGGCGGGGATCGCATTTATAAGGTAACTGCAAGCGGACAGGTAACCTGTGAGCAGCCGGGGGCTGCCGGGAACGAATACCTGGGGGATGTTATCCCGGTGGAGTATGTGATGGGCCTCACGACGGCAAAACTTACGTGTGTGTTGATCTACGGAGAGGACGACGAGGATACCGAAACGCTTAGATTGCGGTATCAGGAATCTTTCAATGAACGGGCTTTTGCCGGGAATGCAAAGGACTATCATGACAAAACACTGGGAATAGCAGGAGTTGGCGCTGTTAAAGTGATCCGGGCATGGAATGGTCCGGGAACGGTCAAGCTTGTGATTTTAGACAGTGTTTTCGGAAAGGCAACGTATGTATTGATTCAGACGGTGCAGAAAGAATTTGACCCGAATAAAGACGGGCATGGCGATGGACTTGCACCGATCGGGCACGCGGTGACAGTTGACACCGCATCCGAAGTCACTGTTAATATTGCGGCGACGATAACCTATGATAACGGATATGACCTTAATACCTGCAAGACCCAGATCGAGACAGCCATAGAGGAGTATTTTGCCGGACTTAGAAAGAACTGGGAAAATCAGTCGAAACTGGTTGTGCGGATTGCGTCTATTGATGCAGCGATCATGGGCGTGAAGGGTGTGGTGGATGTGACCGGTACAACGCTTAACGGCGGGGGAAACGTCGAATTAACAGAATATGAGATCCCGGTACTGGGGGTGGTAACTTATGGCTGATCGTTATATCAATCTTAAGGAACTGCTCCCTTTGTATTTGCAGGCGTATAAGGAACTTGCCGCACCTATGGATGCGGAAACACCAGAGTTCCGGGCGATTGAGGCGGAGCATAACAGGATCATTGCCAACCGCTATATTGTGACCTGCGATGAGGAGGGCATTGTTCGGTACGAGCAACTCATGGGAATCCAGCCCAAGGCAGATGATACGTTGGAAGACCGGATTTTCAGATGCATTACAAAGTGGAATGTGTGTCTGCCGTACAATTATGCATTCCTCGATCAGAAGCTAAAGGAACTATGCGGAGCTGAATATACGCTGGATCTGGACATTGCCGGCCAGACCGTAACGGTTAAGGTGGGACTTGCGCAGAAGAATCAGTATGATGTGGTCGCGGAAATGCTGGAAGAGATAGTTCCATGCAACTTACAGTTGAATCTTTCTTTACTGTACAATCAGTACCAGGCGCTTAAACCATATCCACATATTATTCTGGCGCAGTTTACACATTGGGAATTGCGGAATTTGAGCATCCCCCGGAATTTAAGTGCTGCGGTAGAGAATATAGCGGCGTATACAGTGGATGATCTGGCACGCTTCACAGTGGAAGAGGTTGCGGATATAGGAATCAGAAAGAAGGTATGAGATGAAACTTACGGATTTATTCAAATTCAAGCTGTTTGAGAGAAAAGACACTGCGGATCTGGCGGTGGTCAATGAGAATTTCCAGACGGCGGAGAGCGAGATTGACAAGCGGCTGCTCAAAACTGCGGTGCAGAACACGAACACAGTCACAGAAGCGGGATATGCACTGGATGCCAGACAGGCGAATCCGAATGTTAAGGGATCGCTGGCGGAACTGATTGCGGCGTTGAGCGAATTGTTGACAAGTCATAAAAGCTCTGGCGATCATGATAGCAGATATTATACAAAAACAGATATGAATACGATGCTTGCCAGAAAAATATCTGCATCACAATATGGTGCATACTTTATTAGTTTGCAAGGAGACTACTGGAATATAGTCACCGAAAATGGTGTTGAATTTGTAACATTGGTAAACGGCTGCTGCATGCTTACAAGTAACACCACGTGTGATATCCATTTAGACATTATGCTACGTGATAACTTTGGCATTTATGCCGGGTGTAGTCCCCACACACATATGTTTAATATGGACAGCTTCAAGTCAGCACTCAATATGTCAAAGCTGACTTTTGATCCCAATCAGACATCTGTCGAAGTGATCCTTTCTGCGAATACTATTAACGCTTATGATACAAAAGAATTATTGCTCGCGCAGAATCATTATGGCGGAAATGAAAATTTTTCGGGGCTACGGTTTACACAAGATGGACGGGTCACGCGAAAATACTGGAGCAGTGACGGAAAAATAGTATGGGGCAATATGTATGTATGCCAATCTGCGGCTGAATCACAGGCAGGAACCCATAGTGTTATGATGCACCAAGGAAATATATTCCGGGTTGATATCTATGGTGCAAAATATGCTTAATCTATTTTACCCACAAGTCAACCCAATTGCCGTCCTGGTATTTCTTGTAACGAAAAATAGAAAAGGAGAAATTTATGAAACTAAAAACGTTAAAGGACACTTACGAAATTGTAAGTGCAAACCATAAAAACGGAAAATTGAATATTGTATTTGAAAACCAGTCCTGTGAAGTTTTGCAGGATATTTTTTCGGTCAAAAATGATCTGGTACGGCTGGAGATTTATGATCATGATGAGCGGACCAGCATTATCACTGAGTATGTGGTACTTGAACGTGTGGTGCTTGAGGATAATCATGCGACGGTAGTTCTCGGAAGAGAAAGTGATGACTATTCGCGGCGCGTCACGGATCTGGCATCAAAACTTGCGGAGGCATCGGCAACCGCATCGGAGATGGCGGAAACAGTCAGTGAGACAAACAAGACGGTTGATGGAAATACAACCGATATTCAGAAGCTTGCTGCCGACATGGATTATCTGGCTATGCAGATGGAGGTGACATTGGATGAGTAAACATTATGAAAAGGTAAAAGGGTATTATGACAAGAAGCTTTGGAGCAAAACCCGTGTGTACAATGCGGTAGGAAAGTGGATTACAGCAGAGGAATATGAGGTGATCACGGGGGAGACGTATGAGGAACCGGCGAAGAAAAGTGCCCAGGAAGATACAACTATGATGTAGGAGGGGAATTATGAAACAGACGGAGAATTATGGCTTTAACGTACCGGAGGAACATGAATTTTATGATGTTGCAGCGCAGAATGAGAACTGGGAGAAGTTAGATGCGGCTTTAACACAAATCAAGAGCCGACTGCAGGAAATTGCAGAAGCAAAACAGTAACAGAACCATAGTCATAGCGTCGAACAATCGATCTTTGTGATCGAGCGTCCGGCGCTATTCAGTTGGCACAAACCTGCATAAGCAGTGTTTTATACTTATTATAAAGAAAGAGAGGATAAGAATATGGAATCAATCATCACAGCACTTATTACAGGCGGGCTGACGCTGATCGGCACGGTAATGACAGTCAGCAGCGGTCAGAAAAAGACAGATCACAAACTCGAGATGGCGCAGGCTGTCACAGACTGTAAGTTGGACGAGCTCACCCGTGAGGTAAGGATGCACAACAACTTTGCACAGCGGGTGCCGGTCATCGAGGAGCAGGTAAAAGTTATCAATCACCGCATTGCGGACTTAGAGGAGGGAAAGTAGTATGTTGAAAAATTGTGTACTCAGAGTATCAGTAGACACGCAGAAATGGGCGAAAGCCGCGGGCATCAGAGCGCTTAAGACGATGGCGCAGACTGCGGTTGCAGTAATCGGTACCGGAGCAGTAATCTCGGCAGTAGATTGGAAGATGGTAGTATCATCCGCGATTGTGGCGGGTGTTGTGTCGCTGCTCACGTCTGTTGCAGGAATTCCGGAAGTGGAGGGATAATTTATGGCGAACAAAAGAATTGGACAGGCAGGACTTGCCCTTATCAAGCAGTATGAGGGATGCAGACTGGCAGCATACCGGTGTGCCGCCGGTGTATGGACCATCGGGTACGGTCACACGGCTGGCGTACATAGCGGTATGACGATCACACAGGCGCGGGCGGACGCATACCTGCTGCAGGACGTGGCGAAGTTTGAGGGATATGTCAACAATCCCAGATACGTTCCGATCACCGAAAATCTCAACCAGAACCAGTTCGATGCGCTGGTATCCTTTGCTTTTAATCTGGGAGCCGGAAACCTCCGGAAGCTTTGCAAGGGCAGAACGGCGGCGCAGATCGCGCTGGCAATGCCAAGTTACAACAAAGCGGCTGGAAAGGTGCTGGCAGGGCTGACACGGCGCAGAAAAGCAGAGCAGGCATTATTTAACAAGGCGGTAAGTTGCACCGGTACAACCGCGGCAACGACCACCTCAACAAATACGGAGGATTATAATATGAAGACGATCAAAAAGGGTAGCAAGGGCAATGCGGTAAAGGTATGGCAGATCATCATTGGCGCGGCGGCGGATGGCAACTTCGGCAGCGGCACGGAATCGGCAACCAAGACCTGGCAGAGCAATCACGGGCTGACGGCGGATGGAATTGTCGGTAAGATGAGCTGGAAAGCGGGACTGGAAGCACTGTAATAGCATGACCGGTGGGAGAAATCCTGCCGGCTTTTTGATATCCGAAATAAAAAATATACGGGGTATTCAGAAGCCTTTAGCATTTGGAGGGTAGAAAATTTGTAAAAAATGTGCATTGAACATCTGTTCGGTGAAGTGATATTATAATCACATAAAATAGCCCGGAACGTTGGGACGAAACCGAGCTACTTGGCTTAATTAAGTTGTATGTAGTATAACATATTTCGACACTTTTCTCAAGTTTTTCTTGTAGTTCAGTACTGATGTAGTATAATAAAAGAAAAACGTTGGAGGAGCAAATTATGAATAAAAAAGCTTTTTTCTTTTCCGTAGAATTGTATTACAAAGAACAGAATGTAGTGTGTAATTTCAAAAAGATTCCTGATTTGTTAAAAGAAATTATTGACACAAATGGAATAGTAAATGATGGAATTACAACGCTTGATTTGACGGGTGTGGCTGAATCTTTGCATACTATGTTAGATGTATATCGATATAAAGATAACTATTTTTTTGCTAGAGCATCCAAACAAAGACCAACCGGAACTGTTATTGGGAGAGATTATGATACGAAAGTTGCAGAGTCGGTATTACCGGGATATAGTGAGGACGAAAAAGGTATTGAATTATACACATATATTTATGTAAATTATGAAGCGTGTGTGTTACAAATTATTTCTGCACAAGGGGCACCAAATGAAAATATTGTAGTTGACCTTTTTAAAATGTATAGTGATGAATACAATATAAAACTGATCGCAATACCTAATGCTAATGGTGTGCAGAAATTTTATGGAAAAGAAGGGGCGTCAATTAGTTCAATAACATTAGAACTTCCCAATCCAGATCCTGCAATTTTGGAAAATGTTTTAGGGGAAAATGGTAATAATATTCTTAGGTCAGCAACAAATGACCATATATCCGTATCGTTGGATATTAAATCTAGTATTTCAAGACACTTATTAACAACGGATACGGAAGAGTCGAATGGAATTATTGATGCAATTCAGGATATTATTGCCCGATTTGGAACAACCAGATTTAAGAAGGCAAGCATAAAGGGTAAGGCGCAGAATATAAAAGCTCGAGAATACAATTTTTACGAAGAAAATTATTTTTATCCGGTAGATATTCCTGCTTATAGAATGGAAAACCAAAAAAGAGTGTATTACAACCAGGCGGAGCTTGCACAGATTAATTATGAGAATATGGTTTTTTCATATAATGAGTCGAGAGATTTTATATTGCCTTTGATAAGGAGATGAGTGTTTGAATAAACGCATTGTAAAAGTGTTTATAGCATTTATAATTTTTTTTATAGTATATGTTGCTAATAACTATTGGGGATTATTAAGTATCCCACAGAGGGAAAGCAATATGAAAGATTATCAATTCAATATTATTACTGTAAGTACGGTTTTTGCAGGTTTTTCATTCACGGTACTTGGGATTTTATTGTCGTTTTCATCAACGAAAACAATAGAAGGGATTAAGGAAACGAGTATTTTGGTAACGCAGTGCAATATAGTCGTAGATAGTATAATAATGTTCGTTATATCTGCATTTATTTCGCTTTTTTTAATCTTTATAGCTTATAGCGAGTTTATAACAAGTATTTGTACGAAAGTGACGTCATTTAATTTACATGAGAATGTTATAAACGTATTATATGTAATGGGTATGGGGTATTTGATTTATGGAATTATTTTATTTACAGTTTCTGTAAAAAGAATGGTTGTTATTATGCGACAAGTGTTTGCAGAAGATATAAAACGGGGA